GAATATTAGTAAAAATATCCACCTCATTCTGTTTCCTCCTTTCCTCTTTTAGTTTGATTTTATATTCCCTTGTAGTGTTTGCTTCGATTTTAGGCATAAAAGAATAAACCTCATCAAAGTATGGATTAGTATCTCCGAATGACCATCTTTTTCGTTTAGATACTTTTGTTATTAAGTTTAATCGCTTTTCTTTTATTTTATCGCTCTGACTCATAGTATTATAGCTCCCATTACAAAACCTAGTACAAAAGCAATTATTGATATAACAATCTCTGTTCTATAATAAAGACTCTTTGTAGCTAGGTCTTG